GGCGGTAAGTGCTAAATAAGGCAAGGGGGCTTCGGCTCCCTGCTTTTTAGGAGAGAATTATGGCTGATGCAGTTGCATCCCAAACTTTGCTTGATGGTGAGCGCGTTGCCATCATGAAATTCACAAACGCTAGTGATGGAACTGGTGAGACCAACGTCGTTAAGGTCAACCCTGCTTCGTTGGCTGCTTCTAACGCTGGTGGTGCCTGTGATGCCGTAACGATTACCAAGGTAACCGCGCAGACGCACGGCATGGAAGTGGTCATGAAATGGAAAGCAACCACGCCTGTGATCATTGAGACCATTCCGCAAAATACCAATTATCAACAAGATTTTGAGAAGATTGGTGGCCTCATAAATAACGCAGGCACCGGTAAGGATGGCGCAATTACTTTCACCACTCTGGATGCTTCCGCTGGAGATTCATATACCGTTGTTCTTGAGATGGTGAAACACTACGTCAACCCTGTGGCTTAAAATGCCTGCAAAGTCTAAAGCGCAATATCGCCTGATGCGAGCGGTAGCGCATAGCCCAAAGCTGGCAAAGAAGACTGGCATTCCTGCGTCTGTGGGTAAGGAGTTTTCCGCAGCGACAAAAAGTTACGATAAGCTGCCTGAACACAAAAAAGAGGGTGGCGTGTCGTTGGCGGTTGGCCGTGGTGAAAAATTGTCGGTAGAGCGTGGCGCTGGGCTTACCGCAAAGGGTCGCGCAAAGTATAATCGAGAGACCGGCAGCAATTTGAAAGCACCACAACCGCAAGGTGGCGCTCGCAAGGATAGATTTTGCGCTCGCATGTCAGGGGTCGTCAAACACGCTTCAGGCGACGCACCGAGGGCAAAAGCCTCGTTAAAACGCTGGAATTGTCCGGGCTGGTAGAGGAATGAAAATATGGCAACATCAGGGACTGTTGGTCAAACCGTAATTGACGTTCAACAATTTATAGATCATGGTGCGCGTCGTTGCGGCAAACTTGCTGAGGAATTGACTTCTGAGCAACAGACTTCCGCAAGGGAAAGTCTGTTTTTCCTGCTGTCGCATCTTGCCAATATCGGAATCAACTACTGGGCAATAAGCAAAAAGGTATTCGGTATGAATGCCAACCAGTATATCTACGCCCTTCCTGACGGCACCATAGATGTCTTGAATGCCCTGTATCGCAAGATGAACAGGCCATCACCAAGCTCTACAGGCGGTTATGCCACCTCTGCTGGCGGCGTAATAGCAAATGCCTTTGATGGCGATGTAGATACGTGGACTCAACAGACCTCATCAAATGGGGATATTTCCATTAACTACGGGTCAAGCAATCCTATTTACGCTGGGTCTATAGGCGTATTGCCGTATGTGGCGAACCTTGGTAGTGCAAGCTGGTCGTTCACGTTGGAATACTCTTCTGACGGCGCTACGTGGAATACATTGGAAGATGTGGGGACGGTAACAGTTACTGATGACCAGTGGCTGTGGTACGACATCGACCCGGGCCAGAATGCCCAGTATTACCGCATTCGGGCATATAGCGGCACTACCTTGGCTCTGCGTGAGTTCTATGTGGGCAATAACAGCACAGAGATCACAATGGCGCGGTTAAATCGTGACGATTACACCAACCTGCCGAACAAGAACTTTACCGCCAATCAGCCGTTCCAATTTTGGTTTGACCGCACAATTCCGCAGCCGAAGATGTTCCTTTGGCCTACTCCATCCGATCCGTTTGTTCAGATGACCGTCTGGTATTCGCGGCAGATTCAGGATGTAGGTGACCTTCAAGATCAATTGGAAATCCCGCAGAGGTGGTATGAGGCTGTGGTGATGATGCTGGCCCATAGAATGTCGTTGGAACTGCCGCAGGTAGCGCCTGATCGAATTGTTTATCTGGAGAAGATGGCTACGCAGTATCTGACCGAAGCTGAATTAGAAGAGCGCGACAAGTCGCCAATTTACTTTTCGCCCAACATCAGCGTTTACACACGATGAGTTTAACCAAAGGTTTTCATAAACATCATATAAAGCCGCGTTATGCTGGCGGGAATGATTTGCCTGAAAATCTTGTGTTACTTCACCCTATAGATCATGCTATAGCACATCTTGTTCGATATAAAATGTTTGGCAATATTAGAGACAAATGGGCAAGCAACTGGCTACAAGGAATTGTTGACCCTGATGTGTATACTAAATTTTCTATTGACCGCGAAAAATCTATAAAAGAAAAAAGAGAAAAAAATAGTAATTTTGACGAACATATGAGAAAAGTTCGTTCTAATGCTACAAAAAATAGAAAAGAAGGGTATCAGGTAAAGGCTGGAAAAGAATTTAAGGCAAGAATGAAAACAGATTCTTTGTGGGCAAATAAAATTTCAGAGCAAAGAAAAAAAGCAAAAGTAGAAAGTTTAAAAGCAAAATATTTAAAAGATGAATCTAGGGTTATTATGGTTCGTCAAATGAGAAAAAATGGTTGTAAATATGATGAAATAAATAAAGCAACTGGCTTTTTTATTTCTGTAATTTCTGGAATTCTTCACGGAACAAAATATATTGGCGTTGGGGAAAGTGGTAATGCCTAGATTTCTAGACACATCAGGGCTTTCTGATATTGCTATATTTATTTGCGATAGATGCAAGTTCAAGCGCCCACACGCCGAGGCGAGGAATGACCCCAACTTCCCCGGCCTCTTGGTGTGCGGTCAAGGTTGTGCGGATCAGAAAGACCCCTATCGTTTACCGGCAAGACAGACTGAGCGCATCACAATTCGCTTTCCGAGGCCCGATGTCAGCGTTGCGACCAACCCCAACGATCTGATCACAGGCGCTTATGGCGGATATGTGATTTCTCCCACACCTGCCCAGCCCCAGAACAATGGGAATTTGGACGGTATACAAGTCACTCCGAGTTCAACATAATGGCAAACGTAACCATAGCCGACCTCCCTGCCGCCCAGACCATAGACGGGACTGAGCTAGTTCCTATTGTTCAGGGCGGGGTTACGGTCAGAACGACTACCGCCGCTGTTGCGGGTTCTCCTTCTCAGCAGCAGACTTTTATAACCGTCAATCAAGAAACAACCCTTCCCAACAGCAGGGCAATTACTTCTGTTAGCGGAATTGGAATTACTGATAACGGCGCACAATCGACCATAAGTATCTCTCTACAGGGTGCTGCGGCTTCTTTAAACACGGCTGGAACGGGTTTTGCGGTAAAGACAGGCTCTAACACCATAACGCCTAGAAACATCGCTGTAAGCGGCTCTGGCATCGACATATCGAACGGAGACGGGCAGTCTGGTAATCCTACCGTCAGTCTGACAGGCTTGGTGTTGTCGCTGGCAAATGCTTCTGGAACTGGGTTCCTATCGTTGAACGGCTCGGGCGGGATGAGTCCGAGAACGGTTACGGGAACTGCTGGGCAGATCACGGTTACGAACGGTGACGGAGTTTCCGGCAGTCCGGTGATTTCAATGTCAAATACCGCAGTGACGGCGGGAACGTATGGTTCTGCGACTCAGGTGCCTGTCATTACGGTAGACGCTCAGGGTAGAATTACGCTTGCAACGACTGCCGCAAATCCGCAGGGAACGCTAACCAATATATTTGGAACTGCGCCTGTGGTCAGCAGCGGCGGGACTACACCAACAATTTCAATGCCAAAGTCAACAACTTCGGTTGACGGATATTTGTCTGCGGTGGACTGGACTACTTTTAACGCAAAGCAAAAAGCAATTACATATGGCACATCTCCGCCATCCGGTGGTGTTGATGGCGATATTTATTTGCAATATGTTTAAGGCATATTATGAATGATTTAAAAGGCACCATCGGCGAACTAACCATGACCATTCAAATTACGCGAAAATCGACCGGAAAAGTGGAAGAGTTTAAGCTGATTGGGTTTTTGGATGAGGCACAACTAAAGGAGCTACAAAATGGCAGTAACACACTCAACGGCGGCGCGGAATGCGGCAACTGATGCTGTAACTGCGCTGATCGGCGCATCGGGCAATCTGGTGTTTCGGATTACCGGCAGCACTGTAGCCAGCCCAAGCGCTGCTGTTGCTACCTTACCTCTTAGCGCAACGGCGTTTGGCGCATCGGCAACCGGCACTGCAACGGCGAACGCAATTACGTCAGATACTAACGCAGCGGGTAATGCTTCTGCTGTGGCATTTGCCACGCTTCAGACCTCCGCTGCGGTAATTGTTATTCAGTGCGCGGTTGCCGCCTCTGGTTCGGACATTAACATGACGGGCGGTTTGACTGTCGGGTCTGGAGATACGGTAAGCTGCTCATCGTTGACGTATACCGCATTGAGTGCGTAATCATGCACGACTTTTCGTTTGTTGAGGCGGCGAACGAGAACGCTGTTTTTCGATGCAGTATTTGCAATCAGATATTGCAATTTAATTTGCCAAATGTAGGAACGCCGAGTGCTGTCGATAATTTAAATGGCACTTGGTCAACACCTCCAAACCCAGATCAATGGACAGGCCCATGCACAAGTTAAATCGCGGTAAATCAACACACTCTGACAAGCTAACGCGCTGGCTAGGTGCCGAGCAGGTTCAACGCATTTCTGATCAGACCAAAGATTTCTATTATCCGATCCCGCTGCATGGGGTGCCGGGCGCGGTGTATGCAATGCCGGGCGGTGATTTTGCTGGTGAGATTGCTGTCGGCGCATACATGACCAAAGAAGATTCTGCGCGGGTGGTGATGAAAAAGCTGCTGGCAAAAGCCGCAGCAAAAGACAAGAAAAATAAAGCCGTTGGCATGTTGATGGAAATGATCCGCGCTGAAAACAAAGCAATCTATTCGGTCGGTGCTTTTGCCAGCATTGATGCGGTAATTGCGGCGTATACGGGCGGCAAAGGTCAGGCGCTGAACTTCGCCAAGACCGGCGTTGCTGCTACAGCCATTGGCAATTCGATGGATTTGTGGACTCGGGTAGGTCAACCATCTGCAGGTGCTGCTGCTGCTGCCGCCCCCGGTGGGACTGCTCCGACCTCTGCAACAACGGGCGCTTTGGGTTTTCGTAACCTCGGCACTGCAAACACGGGCCACTATCTTAACTGGACTGTCGCGGCAAGCGTCATCAATAACTCGCTGTTGCTCTACGACCGCATCTTTGCTGTCGCTGCGGGTGCTGCACTGACCGGAGGAACATCAACCGCTGTTACTGGTGTTCCGACACGTTACCAGAGTGGAACATCGTCAAATCAAGACTACATTGGCGGGAACTTCTGTTTCCCTGCTAACCCAACGACAGTCCTCGCCGCAACCGCGCATAACTGGGCTGTAGGTGGCGCTGGCCCCGTGGGAATGATCTATCTTAACCAAGCAAGCGCATCTTCCAACATGCCGGTGTTAACCGGCCTTTCCGCCTGTCCGGTTGGAGGCATTGATACGGCGGCAAGTCAGCTTTCATGGTTTGCGCCGTTGGCCGCTGGTGACGTTGGAATTAAAGCACTGACTAACATGCAGAGCAGTTCGTCTGTAGCCACCGGCACGATTGATTGGGTGATTGGGCATCCGATTGCTATCAACGCCTGTCCAATTGCAAATATGGCTTGTCTGGATGATGGTCTGTATACCAGCTTGAACCTAACCGCAATCTTTGATAACGCGTGTTTGTCGTTCATCGAACTGCCAAAACCTGCTACTGGTGCGACTTCATACGGCGGTTTGCTTCGCTGCGTAAGTGAATAAGGAGGGCTAAATGCCCTTCAGGATTACTCGCAAAGGCGCGTTACAGGGTAATACCGTTCGTGGTAAGACCACGATACTTGCGCCTGCGGGTAATTCGCTATACCCAGCGGTAATCCCCGACAAACCGGTTGGTGCCCAAACCCACACCACCACCGGCGCGCTAGTCGGCCAAGGTTCTGGTGTTGTTGGAATAGCCGTTCACAAGACGCTGCACGCCACCACCGGCGCGCTTGTCGGGCCGGGTTCTGCCGTCACCGGCACCGCTAAACGATTTAGATCGCACCCAACAACCGGTGCTTTAACGGGCCAAAGCTCAACGGTAGCGGGGTCTGCCAACCACACTGCGGCGACTGTTCCGCACACGACTACGGGTGCGTTAACCGGTCAAGGATCGGCTCTTTCCGGCACCGCAAAACGCTTTGTTACCCATCCATCTACCGGTGTTTTAACGGGTCAAGGTTCAGCGATATCTGGATCAGCGGGTCACAAAACAAAACACACCACCACTGGCGCGTTAATTGGTCAGGGATCGACCGTATCAGGGTCAGCCAAGCGGTTCATAGCACACGCCACCACTGGCGCATTAGTGGGTCAAGGGTCGATTATCTCTGGCACGGCAAGGTCAAATCAAAGCAAATTTTTGTGGGTTAAAATTTCAGGGGTTTGGAAAAAGACGAACGCATTTGTCAAAGTTGCTGGCGTATGGAAATCAGCCATTCCGTGGGTCAAAGACGGGACTTGGAAGTAACTTTCGTAAGTTGTCCAAAAGTGATAAAATTTCTATCACAAAATTGACAATTTTTCCAGATCATTATTTATGCATAATTAGCTGCGCTCGATCAAGGAAACATCATGGCACAAACCGGTTACACACCTATATCCACCTACTATAGCGCCACAGCATCTTCCGTCCCATTGGCGGCAAACCTTGTCGCTGGCGAACTTGCGCTGAACACCAACGACGGCAAGCTGTACTACAAGAACAGCAGCAACGTAGTAACACTGCTGGCATCTTCCGCAGGCGCATCAGGTGATGTGGTTGGCCCAGCATCGTCTACTGACAATGCTCTGGCGCGGTTTGACCTTGCCACCGGAAAGCTGATCCAGAACTCTGTGGGCCTTTTGAGTGATGCAGGCATTTTGACTGGTTTGACTGGCGTCACATCTTCTGGCCCTGTCACGCTATCCAGCCTCACCTCTACTCGGTTAACTTTTGCTGGAGTTGGTGGTCTGCTATCAGATTCAGCCAACCTCACATGGGATGGTTCATACCTTTCTGCGGCATCAATTAAAGATGCTGCCCTCACATCAGGCCGCATTACTTTTGCCGGTGCATCAGGTCTGCTTTCCGATGCGTCTACGCTGACATGGGATGGGTCATACCTGACCGCTGCGTCGATTAAGGATACTGCCCTCACCTCAGGCCGCGTAACCTACGCTGGCACCGCTGGTCTGCTGCAAGACTCTGCCAACCTGACGTTCAACGGCACGACGCTGACTGCAAACACCATCGGCGCATTCACCCTTGGCGGCACAATAGCAGGTGGCGGCAATCAGCTTAATAACGTCATCATCGGCACAAGTAGTCCGCTGGCGGGTGCGTTTACGACGCTGAGTGCAAGTGGAACAATCACTGCCAGTAACGCAACCGCCTTGACAGTGCCTAACGGGTATCAAACCCTTTATCGCACGACAAATGACACGTCATCTTTATTGCACTTACAGTTTTTTAGAGGAACTGGCGCGGGGGCTTTTGCCGGTATTTACACAACCGGAGACGCGGCAAACGGTGTGGCTTCGTTGAATCTGAATATTAACGGCACTGATATTGCAAAAGCCTCCTCCACCGGCCTTGCTGTCACCGGGGCGCTGAGTACGACGGGGCAGATAAGTTCAAGTGCATTAGCCGCTATAAATTTAAGCAATGCTACTTATTCGCAGATTCTTTCTGCAAGCACGATGTATATTGATACAACTGCAAATAATATCAATATACGTCCGTCTGGTTCTGTTATAGGACAATTCTCTTCCACCGGTATAGCGGTAAGCGGAAATATTGATCTAATAGCAGCAAACACTTTTCCAACAACGGGAATGTTTTTACGTGCCGCTGACAATCAATTAAAAATTTGTGCTGGCTCTGCGGGTATAGCATTTGCGGCGGCGTCTGGTGCAAGCACATTAGCTACACTCGACGCCTCCGGCAACCTCGGTTTGGGGGTTACGCCGAGTGCTTGGAGTGGCTACGGCGTTCCGGTTTTAGAAATGCCATCTGGAGGAACATTTGTAACCTCTGGTAACGGTGTAAACATTGGGTGTAACTGGTATTACACGGGCGGCAATTTCATTTATAAAACTTCCAGTACGGCTAGCTACTACCAGCAAGGTTCTGGGGCGCATCAATGGTTCACCGCCCCCTCCGGCACAGCAGGAACCGCAATAACCTTCACCCAAGCAATGACCCTCGACTCCTCCGGGAATTTGCTTGTTGGTACTACTTCAGGTGGCTCTTATAAGTTGGATGTTGTTGGAACTGGGCAATTTTCTGGTACATCAGCGGATACACGCATATTGATGACTGCAACGGGTGTAGCAAATACTGTCATTGGTTTTAATAACTCAGGCAGTACAAATTTTGCAGGCGCACCAACTGGAACTGCTTATCTGTCTTGCGCCCAAGCATACCCTCTTGTGTTTGGTACTAGTGGCACAGAACGCGCCCGTATCGACTCCTCCGGCAACTTGCTGGTGGGGACTACAACTGCTGCGGGTTACAAGCTGCGCGTATATGACGGCTTTTCGCAGTTTACACAAGCAACGTCATCAAGTGATTGCGCTGACTTTTGGAACAGGGCAACCACGGGTGACAACAAGTTTGTAACTTTTTATACCGAAGGCACCGCCACTGCGCGTGGCTCAATCACCTACAACCGCGCAGGCGGTCTGGTTGTTTACAACACAACGTCTGATTACAGAGCCAAAGACATTAGCGGCCCTGTAACCAATAGCGGTACATTGATTGATTCTGTCCCTGTTTATATGGGAACAATGAAAGGCGCTACCCAAGAGCGTCCAATGTTCATTGCTCACGAAACACCATCTTACGCACACACTGGTGAAAAAGACGCAGTAGACGCAGATGGAAACCCTGTTTATCAGCAAATGGATGCTTCTGCTCTTATCCCTGTAATGTGGGCAGAAATTCAATCACTCCGCAAACGCATCACCGCATTGGAGGCCAAATGAACCTGCTCAAGTCTAAAACAGTCTGGTATGCGATTCTAATCGCAGTCCTCAGTATCGTTCAGGGCTATATCAACCTGCTGCCGATGACGCCGGTAGCACAGATGTTTGTCGGGATAGCGATCTCGGTGGGCATCGTTATTTTGCGTCTACTCACAACTCAACCCATAGGGGATAAGTAATGATTAAGCTGGAACTGGAACAGAACGAAGTGCAATTCATCCTCAACATGCTTGGTGAATTACCGTCGAAATCAGGCTGCTTTCCGTTGATCGTTAAAGTGCAGAGTCAGGCGCAGCCGCAAGTCGAGCCGCCTAAAGAAGAAGCAGCCTAAAGGATCAACATGATGGCATCTATCTCAGAAGTTGAAGGCCGTGTTAATACCCATGAGGCGGTGTGCGAATTGCGCTATGAGTCTATCAACGCCCGTTTAAAGCGCATTGAAGCCGTCGGCCTGACTGCGGCGGGTGCCATCATTATGTTACTGCTGCATCTTGTGACAAAGGCTGCGTAATGGACACGTTTGATATGCTGGTGAAGGCTTGGCCTATTCTCCTTGCCATAATCACGCTTATCATCGTGCTGTCAAAAATTGATCTGCGCGTTGCTGTAATTGAGGAAAAGATCAAAACGCTGTTTGAGCTATGGAACAAAAAGGGTGACAAATAATGTTTCCACTCGGCGCAATCCTAGACATCGGCAGTAAGCTGGTCGATAAGTTCTTCCCCGATCCGCAACAGGCTGAACAGGCTAAGTTGAAGCTGTTGGAGATGCAGCAGACCGGCGAACTTGCACAGCTAAATGCTGACGTTGCAGAACAACATGAACTGACCGAACGCCTCAAAGCCGACATGGGCAGCGATTCGTGGCTGTCAAAGAACATTCGCCCCATGACGTTGATTGCAATCCTCATCGGCTATTTTACATTTGCTGGCCTGTCAGCGGCCAAGATCGACGTCAACGAGGAATACGTCCAACTACTCGGCCAGTGGGGTATGCTAATTATGAGTTTTTATTTCGGCGGTAGAACGCTCGAAAAGATCATGGACATGAAGGTCAAGAAATGAAAGACAAGCTAACCTTTATTGTTACCACAATGGTCAGTTTTACGTTGTGCGTGGTCATTGGCGGTATGGTGTTTGCGCTGTGCTACGGTCTGTTTGATAAAGACGTAAACAACGACGATATATTTGCGCTGCTCGGGCCAGCGTTTCAAACGATTGTCGGCGGGTTCATCGGACTGCTGGCGGGTATAAAATTCTCAAATGCAAACGAGGGCGATGATGCTAAGTAACTTCCCTGCGTCACTGGCGCTGGTTCTCCAAGCAGAAGGCGGCTTCGTGAATCATCCGCGAGATCCCGGCGGCATGACAAACTTGGGCGTGACGCGCAATGTCTGGCGCGACTGGGTTAATCGAGATGTTGACGAGGCCGAGATGCGAGCATTGACGCCCGAGCTTGTTGCACCACTCTACAAAGCAAGGTATTGGGATGCTTGCAAGTGTGACGATTTGCAACGTGGTGTGGATTATTGCGTGTTCGACGCTGCCGTGAACATGGGCAGTAGCCGCGCCGCAAAGCTGTTACAAGCGGAGTTAGGCGTTACGACTGACGGTGTTATCGGCAGAGCTACTATAGCGGCGGCAAACGCTGCCGATCCTTTGGAGCTACTGGAAAGTTTTAGTTTGAGCAAAGAAGAGTTTTACAAATCTTTGACGACGTTTGCGACCTTCGGCAAGGGCTGGCTGAATCGTGTGGCGCATGTGCGGCAGAACGCCGAGAAAATGACAGAGGCTTGATATGACTACCGCACAAGTGATGACCTACGACTCGCTCGTAGAAGACATTCAGCAATACTTGGAACGGACTGACGATGCAACCATTGCTCAGATTCCGCGCTTCATCATGCTTGCTGAACAGGTCATCGCCAGCCAGATCAAGTTTCTGGGTAACTTGACGGTCAACACAAGCAATATGGTTATCGGTGCTGCGACCATAGACAAGCCTGCAAGATGGCACAAAACCATATCCATGAACGTAACTGTGGACGGGAAACGCCAGCCAGTGTTCCTGAGGAAGTACGAATACCTTCGGGAGTATGCCCCAGACCCATCAGTTGAAGGCGTGCCGAAGTTCTACGCGGATTATGATTATACCCACTGGCTAGTCGCCCCCACACCGGATACGGCCTATGATTACGAGGTTCTCTATTACGAGCGAGTTCAACCGCTTGATTCTTCCAATCAATCAAATTGGTTTACGACGTATGCACCGCAGGCGATGCTTTACGGTTCTCTGTTGCAGGCAATGCCGTTCTTGAAGAACGATGAGAGAATTGCTATGTGGCAACAGCAGTATGATTTGATTATTAATACCTTGAAGTCTGAGGATGTGCAGCGCATTGGTGACCGCCAAGCGGTTGTGCTTGATACCTAAAGGACTGATATGAGCTTCAATTCTCCGTTTACCGGTAACGTGATACAGCCGACTGACGTTTCATTCCGCGCTATTACGCTTACTGCTGATACTCAGTTATCGTGGCCTATCAACGGCAACGCTACTGACAATTATGCGGCAAGGATCATGGACGTTACGGCAAGTTCTGCCAGCCTGTCTTTGTGGATGCCGCCTGCTAATCAAATTTCTGTTGGTCAGGATGCGTTGATTCGGAATACCGGATCGAACACTTTTACGGTCAAAGATTATGCCGGAACAAACACCATTATTTCTGTTGCCGCTGGGCAGTGTAAGTACATCTACATCACGGCAAATCCTGACACTTCTGGAACGTGGGGGAACATAGCTTTTGGTGTAGGGACTTCTTCGCCGGATGCTGCAACTCTCGCTGGATATGGTCTGCTTGCAATATCAAGCACATTGAATCAAAGCCATCCCACTTTAGGAATAACAAGCGGAACTACCTTTGCTGCTAGCGACAGAGCGCAGACGCGCATTTGGGAGATTGGCGCTGGATCGTTAACCCTTCCTACGGCTGCAACGCTGGGTGATAACTGGTTTACGATATTCAAGAATAACGGTTCTGGAACTTGCACAATTAGCTGTTCTGGCGCTGAGTTAATTGACGGATCATCTAGCAAGGAATACAACCCAGCAGAGGCGTCTTTCATTATCTGCAACGGGTCTGGATACATAACTGTTGGCTATGGGGTCAGCAGTAGTTTTGCTTTTACCTCTGCAATCATTCCGGTATCAAATGTTAATGTAACAATTTCATCGTCTCAAGCTCAGTCTGTATTGCAAGAATATCAAGGGGCTTTGACGGCTAATATCATAGCAACATACCCTCCTGTTTCCAATCTTTACGTTATCAGTAATCAGACAACGGGCGCTTACACTGTTTCCATAAAAACTCCAACAGGAACCGCAGTAGAAATACCTCAAAATGCCACCGCTACCCTTGTTTGTGATGGCGTAAATTTCTACAACGCAAACACTGTTCAGGCTGGCGGAACGACTATTCAATTGGTTGACGGAACAGTATCTTTCCCATCATTGAGCTTTGTGGGGGAGACTTCTACCGGAACTTACAGGGCTGGTGCCGGACAGATTAATACTGCAATTCTTGGCGTTAAGAGACAAACATTAACGGCCACAGGGCTATCTATTGTTGGTTCTGGCACATTTTCCGGTGGAGTTTCTGGCGGGACATTCTGATGACTGCAAAAGTATTTGCTCTGGATACGAAGCCGGGAGTGCAGCGGGACGGCACAGTATTTGACATGAACTTCTACACCGATGGCAGGTGGGTCAGGTTCCAGCGTGGGCGTCCCAGAAAGATGGCGGGATACAGAGAGATCACCGCAGAGCTTGCAGGCCCGTCTAGGGGTCTCTACGTCAATCCTAATGCGGATTACAACAACGTCTACAACGGGTATTCTGACGGCCTTCAAATATTGCCTATAAACAACAATGGTGTTGGCGCGGGTATTACGGATTTGGCGCTTTCCAATTTCACGTCAAGCGATGTGAATATGTGGCAATTCGATGCTTTATTCGATGCCACGGGGTCTGGTGATGAGTTGTTGTTGGCCCACCCCGGGTTGAATCTCCAAGACATCAACAATCAGACAAACACGTCTGTATTGGGTGGGGTCATCGGCGGAACTTCCATGTCATCTATTGGTGTATTTTCAGACTCCGCGTACACCCTTAATGGCTCAAAATCAGTCACCCTTGAGCAGAGTGACGCCAGAATTGGTGCTGGACAGATCGTTACGGGAACAAATATTCCGGCAAATACTGAGGTTACTTCTGCCGAATTAACGACCATCAATCTATCAAATGTTGCCGTTACTGGAACGGCTGGAACATTCTCCTGCGATTCAACGGCTGGACTTTTTATTGGGCAGACCATTACGCCGACAGGAATAGTCTCTACAGGGACAATAGTTAACCCTGTAATTTCTGGAACTAGCGGAACATTTACCTGCACAAGCTCTATAGGTCTATACGTTAATCAGCCTGTTGCAGTAAGTGGCACGCTGGCTAATACAAATCTCGTCAATGTTACCGTTACATCCGTCACTGGAGATTTGTTATTCAATTCCCAGACTGGTATCTATGTGGGCCAGCAAGTGTTTGTCACAGGAACGCTTACGGGAACAGCTACAGGAATCTCAACCAATACGGTCTATTACGTCATAGGATCACCAACCAGCACGACCTTGCGGCTTTCTGCTACGTTAGGCGGATCGGCAATTGTCACTACGGCAGGAACAACGACCGGCCTTACGTTTAGCGTTCCCCTGCAAACCGGCATTACGTCTGGTCTTACCTATTTCATTATTGCAACCAACGGAACGACTACTTTTACATTGTCCTCAACACTTGGCGGATCAGCTATCGCTACCGTTGTAAACAGTCTTTCTGGTCTTACGTTCTCTGCACCATTAAATATTGGTCTTACCATTGGGACTAATTATTTTATTATTGCAACCAACAATGCGACAACATTTACGCTTTCTGCTACTGCGGGAGGCTCTGCTGTTACTACCGTCCAGAACGTAACCACTGGACTGACGTTCACTACTGGAAATTTTTATGATGTTGAAATCTCCAACAATGCTACCGGAACTGGTTCTGTTACGCTGACCTTTGACAATCAAATATCTGTGTCTGGCGGGGTGGTTGTATTGCACCCATACATATTTGTATACGGCAACAATGGTCTTATCAAGAATAGTGCGGCGGGAGATTCTACAGATTGGGCTTCTGCGGAGGCTAACGAAACCAACGTATCTTCCACCAAAATAATTCAAGGACTTCCGGTTCGCGGTGGATCTACCGCGCCTGCTGGATTGTTCTGGTCATTGGATGGCCTGATCAGGGTTAGCTACAACCCTACGCAGGTAAGTACTGGAACTGGTGTTACTCAGCTTTATTGGCGGTATGACATTATTTCAAGTCAGTCCTCCATCATGTCTAGCCAGTCTGTTATTGAGTATGACGGCATTTACTACTGGTGCGGGGTTGATCGTTTCCTGCTCTATAACGGCACCGTTCAAGAGATACCGAACAATTTCAATCAGAACTATTTCTTTGACAATCTGAATTACGATCAACGTCAGAAGGTTTATGTCAGCAAAGTCCCGCGTTTTGGTGAGGTATGGTGGTTTTACCCGCGTGGAGATTCTGAGGAATGTAACGATGCCATCGTCTACAACACCCGCGAAAAGGTCTGGTATGACGCTGGAGAGGCTTTGGGAGCGCGTAGGACGGCTGGATACTTCTCGCAGGTATTTCACTTTCCTATTAATGCTGGATCAGCTATCAATGCATCTGGCGGCATAAATACCTTCACCATAACAAATGCAGGCTCTGGTTATGTTGATGGGACATACAACTATATTCCCTTGACAGGCGGCGCGGGAACTGGCGCAACCGCAAATATCACAGTTTCTGGCGGTCAAATTACTGCGATTGTATTATTCACTCGCGGGACAGATTATTTGACAGAGGATTTTCTATCTGCAAGTAATGCTGATTTAGGCGGAACTGGCTCTGGATTTGAGATGGATGTAACTTCTCTGATGAATTTTGTCAGCTTGTGGCAACATGAAACAGGAACAGATGAGATTAAGGGTTCTCTTGCTGTTGCAATAGAAAGTTATTTTGAGACCAATGATCTTGGTTTAGTTGCAGGAGGGCCGTCAGAACCTGCAATGGTTGGGGTTAATCGTTGGTTACGACTAGAGCGTGTAGAGCCTGATTTCATTCAATCTGGGGATATGACCCTGTATATCACTGGACGGCCTTTTGCTCAGTCTGAGGATAAGGAATCCATTGCCTATCCTTTCTCTCCGACAACGGGGAAGATTGACATGAAAGAACAGCGGCGAGAGCTTCGGATTAAGGTTGTGTCAAATACTCTCGGCGGGGATTACCAATTGGGTAAAATGCTCCTCAATGCCGATATTGGCGATGTGAGGGGGTATTAATGGCTCTTCCGCTTGTATATGACCCGCGTTATCACACCTTTGAATCATGGTCTTCCCTGATGGTAGAGGCTTACGCTGCACAACAGTTGCAGATTGGGGTTGCTGAAAAAGATTGGCAGGATTGGGCCATTGGGCTGACTGGGATTGACGTATTCCAGAATGAAGCCATTCCCTCTCCTCACTTGTTTGACCACTGGCAGAACTGGGCTGAAGCTGTTGTAAACGCAGTAAACCCGAGGAATTGATATGGCATTAGTCAGATACCCACCTTATGACCGTCAATACGACGGTGAAAATGGAACGGAAAAAGTAGAGGCGTTTGTTGATACTTCTACGGGGCAGATATTTAACAACCAAAGGCAAGGTAACAGCGACGACGGCTTTACTTACAGAATGACTCCTACGGATAGATCGTGGGATTACATGAATACTACGGACGCTTCTGGTAAAAACATTTTTGGCTCTCAAGGGTATGCCCCTGAAGAATATAAATCATATGGTGATGAATCGGGAGATTCTTGGGGAGCGACGGGCAAGGAAGGCGTTACTCCTTCTGGAGATATTCAAATTGGGCAGTCATTAGGAGCCAAGGGTTATGCTGATGTTTTAAATAAATACGGCATTCAGCCAAAGTATGACCCTGATTATGGATATGTTCTTCCGTCAAATGTTCATAACGCAGTAACTCAAGAGTATTTTAGGAATTATGGGCTTGGGGAATACGGTAGCAGAGGCGGTATTACCGGATTCCTAGACAACTACGCTGTTCCGTTGATGATGGCGGCTACTGGCGCTGGAATGGCTGGTCTAGGTGGCTTTGCCGCTGAAGGTGCTGCTGCAACTGAAGGTGCGCTTGCTACCGCCGCCCCTGTTGCTGATACAGTCGCCACCGCAGAAACAGCCGCTGCTGCGGGAGATGCTTACCTGCCGGGGGTGTTATCTAATCCCCTAACGCAAGCAATGCCAACCGTATCAAATTTGGCACAAGCTGCCGCAACGAACGCAGGAATGCAACTTGCCACAACAGGCACTATTGATCCAGAGAAGGTTCTTGAATCAGTAGTGACTGGCGCGGCAGGTTCTACGTTAGGAAATTTAGCCGGAATTGCTGCTGGCAATGCACTTGATAGCAACCTTGTTAGGTCTGTTGTCTCTGGCGCTGTTAGCGGGGCTACGCAAGCGGCTATTAACGGAACTGATCCAGTAACTGCTGCTCTTGCATCTGGCGCTGCTTCTGGCTTGGGGTATGAAGCAAGAGAAAATAATATCAATGTTCCTCAACAGTCAATCAATGCTGTTGTCAATTCAATAGCAACAGGCGCTCCTCTTGAGAAGACACTTTTAAGTGCCGCTATGAGCATTGGAGTTGGCGCTGCAAAGGATGCTGTATCAAATATTTCTTTAACCAATACTCAGGCTCCAGCCCCAGTTGAAACTAGGACTCCTATAAGTCCGCTGCCTGCTGACTCTGGCAATGTAACTACCGCAGAGCTAAGTGATACCAGCCCGTCTGGTTATGTTATAGCTGGCACTGAAGTCCCTGCAAATGCAGACGGATCAATATATTCAGGTCTTTCTGCTATTTATAACGGCACAAATGTTGCTGCTAGTAATCTACCTATTAACACAGAAACACCGCCGGAAGGTTATTTTGATGGCGAAGGTGCTTTTAGGCAGTTATATCAACAAGCGGATGGTTCATTAAAAAATGAATCTGGAGATACGGTAAATCAACAAGGCGATATTATTAAAACGCCTAGCCGTGGTTTTTGGGGAACTGTAAATTATGGTAATGCTCAACCAACAGGGTCAAATGTAGCCGTAACTGATGCGGTAGCTCAAACTCCAATAGTAGTAGATAACGGAGATGGGACTTTTACCACTACAAATGTTGATGGCACCACAACAACTACTGGCACAAAAACCGCCGCTGTTGATGCTGGCACAACTACAAATACCGCCGATATAAACGCTAATGTTGTTGCTGCTGTAGATGCTGGAACGACAACTGATGTTACTGCTGGAACTACTGGATTAATATCTACAGACAATTTCTTAGACCCTAGTTTGCCGGGATTTAGGTATCCGGTAACACAAGAAGAAATAGCCGCTTATATAAGTTATGGAAGCCAGAATAACCCGTCATTTATTGCAATCACTGGAGGAGAAGCGCAATCTGGTGATGTTTTGCTGGGAAATGATGATGAAATTCTTGAGGGGACTGAAAACAATAATACATCAACAGTAGCAAGCGCACCCGAAGAAAATATTGCTAACACTGGTGCATTAAGTTCTATTGATGTCTCAAACATAAACAATAATACATCAACGGTAGCAGACACAAAAACTGCCGTTGGATTTAACGATTACAGTGATCTTGTTTATCAGACTGTTAATGGAATATTTGTAGACAGCAGTAACAATCCTGTTTCAGAACCTTCTACAAAACTAGATGGCACGCCGTTTAATGATACAAGGTCATTGACTGGTTCTGATGCTGGAAATACTACCGTTAATCCTGTTGACAGCGGATTATCAACAGTTGTTGCCGGTAACAGTGCTGGATCAATATTAGATAGTAGCGCAGGTTCTGCTGTAGTGACGAATGGAGCCGTCGATCAAGGAAGAACTGGTGATAACGCAGTATTTTATGACGAAGAAGGTAACGCACTTGATTCTTCTGGAAATCCTGTTTATGGTTTACATCAGGACGTATTAACTGATCCGGTATCTGGTTCGGCAACAACTACGACTGTAACGCCTGCCGTTACAACAACGGTTGGTGGTGGTTCGACCGGCAGTGGTTTACCAACATCTACCGGATCAACGGCGGCGGCTAAAAAAGATGCTGCCGCAACTCGGGCTAGTGACATGGCTCCTACCTATGCTTATTTGCAGCCAACCATGTTAACGACTGGAAAAGCTGGATCATCCATGCCGTTGTTCACGGGTCTTGATCCTAAGCTGGCAAGCATTTTAAGTAGGGCAAAAGGTGGCTCTATTCACCCTAATTTGCAGCGAGTGTTGTCTGATCGTGGGTATAACCCTGTGGAGATGGTGGCTGGCCCTGAGGATCGGTATTACGCTCGTCATGCCAAGCGTGGGTTTGCGGTAAACGGCCCGGGGACGGGACAGTCAGACGACATCCCGACCATGCTTGCCGATGGGGAGTACGTTTTTGACGCGGATACTGTAGCGGCTTTGGGAGATGGTTCTACAAAGGCTGGTGCCGCAGCACTAGATAAAATGCGGGAAGAAATAAGAAAACACAAGCGATCTGCGCCTGTTGATAAAATACCCCCGAAGGCTAGAAGCCCTTTGGATTACTTAGCTCGTAAAGGAAAATAATCATGCCCGGAGCCACCGAACCGTCACTAAACCCGCTTGCCACTACAACGCAGACAACTTCCACGACTGCGCCTGATTGGTATAACAACTTCCTTTCTGGTCAGGCGGCGGACACCCTGACTGCTGCTACTCGCGGTGGTGTGGCGGGTGCCAGCGGGTTGCAGACTGCGGCTTACAATACCGCCCCCACTGCTATAGCGGCTGGTCAACCTGCTCTGTCGCAGGCCACCAATGTGGCGCAGAACGCTGCTACGGGGCCGGATATCAGTGCGTTCATGAACCCCTATACGTCAGGGGTTGTGAATGAAATAGGCAGGCTGGGTGCGCGTAACTACAACGAATACTTAAAGCCAGCAGCGACTGCGGCTACCGTTGGCTCTGGTCAATTTGGCTCTCGGCGCGGGATGCAGGTTCAGGGGCAGGTTGGCAGGGATGTGGCTGCTGATGTTCTCGGAAAACAGACTGGCGCTTTACAGGCTGGGTTTTCTGATGCTGTGAAGAATGCGATTCTGGAGCAACAGACGCAGGATAAGCTGGCGGGGACATTGGGAACTCTTTCTGGGCAGGCATATACTCAGGGAGTTGGTGGGCTTGACGTTTTATCTAGACTAGGCGCACAGCAGCAGACTACAGAGCAGGCTCGTATTAATTATCCCATGACTGCTTTGGGGCAGAGGGCTGATATTCTGCGTGGCTTTACTGTGCCGACAAGTCAAACGCAGTCAACCACAACGCCTGCTGCTGCGGGGCAGATGCAGCAGTCTCCGTTGAATCAAATTGGCGCTCTGATTGGTTCTTTGGGAACATTTGGAAGCCAGCCTGCCAGTAACTTCATTTCTGGACTTCCGGCAGGTTCTACGCAGACTTTGGCAAATTATTTGACTGGCAAACTAAGCTCTATGCTTGGGGGAAATACTACTATTCAAGGGTATTCAGCAACTCTTCCAAGCGGGGCAACTCTTGCTGGATTTAATGCCGCTGGAGCGCCAATTTATAATGATCCAAGCAACCCCGGCATGTATGTAACTGCTACCGGAGATAATACTGGAGCGCCAGTAAATACAAATATTACAGGAAATACTGGCACAACAACTGGGGGCGGTAATGGCACAACAGTTGGAGGTGGCGGAGATGACACAATAACTGGAAGCATGTTTGATAACGATTGGAATTCTGATTTCCAAGGTTATGCTAATCAAGATGATCAGTTATTATCATAAACCACCCGCCCATCTATTTGCTTAGGAAATAATCATGGCTGAACTCGTCCCCGGTCTTCAACAGGCGCAACCACCCGCTGGCCCTCCGCAGGCTGGCCTTCCGCCACCCCAGAGTGGCGTTCCTCCTGTTGCTCCTCCTAATCCTGTTGGCGAGGAAAGGACAAAAGAAGACCCAGATTGGGACAAGTATGCCGCCGAGAAAGCAAGGCTAAGAGCTATTCAGGCGGACTTGTTGCGTCAGATGGAAGAGCGCAGCAAGCCCTCTCCTATGGAGTTCTGGGCATCAATGGCACGTGGTTTTGGTGATCCCAACAACAAGTCTTTTGCATCTGGTGCGGCTGGATTTGCTGGCAATCTTCAAGCGTCAAATGAAGCGCAGCGCGGCAGGGAGATGGAGATGTACAAGATGCGTGCTGAGATGGCAAAGCAGCAACTTGAGGATACCGGCTCTGACATCGTGGCAAAACAGTTGTTTAATCCTTCTGGTGGAGAGAGTTTTGCACCCGTAGCTCAGGCTGCTGGTATATCTCCTGCTCAGGCGCAGCAACTACCTCCTGAGGTGAAGAAGTCTATGATGCTTCAGTGGTTTAGCGGGGATAGAAAAGGTGCTGTAGACACGTTTGCCAAGTACACTCTTGAGAATGCCAAGACGCCGGATGAGATTAAAGTCATAGAACGGGCGGCTGCAATGTTCCCCGGTGCGGACGCCAACAAGCTGAAGCAATTCTTTGCGGGTAACAAATTGATCGGTGATCCTGCTCAGATGATGTCTCAAATTATTAACATCAGAGAGGCGATTGATAAGGAAAGAATTCCTAAACCTGACGGCCTTGCAATGATTGCAATATTGCAGGGACGCATTGATGCGGGTAATCCTCAGCAACCTGCTGCTCCTGCCGCACCTGCTACGCCGGTAGCGCCTGCCATCAAACCGCCTGTTTCTGCTGTAATTCCAACGGCTCCAGTCACTGATGCAAGCATTATCAGAAACGCGCCTGCAAACACACGATCTGGACAAATCCCCAGAGGCGCTTCTCCGGAAGACGCGGCAATCGTATTGAATCAGTCAATAGCCGATCCTGAGTTACGCCGCGTTCTGTTGGAAGATTACAAGAAAGGCATTACCACATCACCGATGAGTGCTGTGCAGCCTACAATCATGAAGACTGCCGACACTGGTGAGCCTTTGAATCAAGCGGAACGAGACTTGCGTAATAAACAAAGGCAAGAGATTCAGACCGCAAGAAACAAAGCCGCCGAAGAAGAAAGAAAAAAAGCGTATACAAGTTTCAATCAAGCATCGCAAGACAGGCTTGCCTCCGCCGATGTGACAACACTGGTAACTCAATCGCCTAATATGTTTGGCGTATTTGAACGTCCTGACTTTGGTTCTGCGCTTGGCGGTATTGTTGAGAATGCGGTGAACGTAGGACGCTTCAACATCGGTATGCCCGGCATTCGTGCTGCGGTATCTAAACTTGGTGCTAGGAATCAACAAGACATCGACAATATGCAGAAGGTTACTGCTGTTGCGGTAAACAGTGCTTTGAGTGTTGCTGCTGCTCAGAAGGGTTCTGTGTCTAACTTTGAGCGCGAATTGTTCCAGCAGGCAAACCTCAGCACGCATGACACGCCAAATGTCTTGCTTTATAAAGCTGACTTACTAAAGGCAAGAGCAAACTTCTATACCGTTATGTGGGATGATTTTAGGCGTTTTGAGAAAAAGAATCCTTCTGCAAATTTTTCGGATTATCAGGACACGGCAGGAAAGCAATTGCTTTCCCGTTACGAAGCTCAACTTGCAAAAATTCGTGATAACTATACAAGGTAGATCATGGAAGAAAAATATGAATTTGAGTTTGAGCCTTCCAAGCCTATAGACGGACAAAAGGGGGTCACGTTTACGTCTACCGTTACGCCGCAATCAGAGGAAAAGGGCGATCCGCTGGCATTTTCCCCAGCAAAGAAAATAGCGCAAACAATGATGGCCCCCATGAAGGATGCGGCGGACACAGTTGTTGCTGTTGGTGGGGGTGCTGCTATTGGAACGGTTTCCAGAATGAAGGAAATCCGCGATCTGTTCTCGCGTTTAGTGTCTTCGGGAATGGAGCCAAATCAGGCTGCTGAACTTGCGTCCAAGCAGGTGTTGACGGAAGCGCCTGCTGAGGCGATGAGGCCGGGGGCGCAACCCGCAGGCGCTACATCTGCTCAGATCATGGAGAAAGGGAAGATGACCTCCGGTGACAAGTGGGCGGCAAAGATCGGTGGCCCGGGCGGGGAGACCGCAGAACAGGCTTACGAGAATTTCCGCCGCAGAAAGACTCTAGGCGCGGGGGAGACTCTTTTGCGGAGTGGGATTGCTTTGCCTGCTGGCTCTAATGTCAGGGGCGCTCCGCCAGCCACAATACCAAACGTGCTTCAGGAAGAGGCTGTTTCTAATGCCGCCAGAGAAGCCGCCGCCGCAAAAGGCGCATCTAAGACTGGAGTTTTGGGTAATTGGGCAGCATCCACCCCCGGCATCGTTGGCAAGCTCTTAGGCGGTCTTGGTGGGGCTGCAGCAGGCTATCAGGGGTATGAGGCTTACAAAGCGATAAAAGCCGCTGAAAACAACCCTGAACGACTTCAGGCCATATTGGATATTATAGCTGCTGGTGCTTCTGGTGCTGCTGCTTTGCCGATCCCCGCCGCACAACTCCCCGGCCTTGCGCTCGGGATCGGGATTCCTGCGGCTGGATATTTAGGCCGCAAGATATCCGGTGCTTTGCCTGATTTTGGTATTTCTGAGGAAGCTAAACGAGCCGTCCGTTAACGGTTACTCTCTTCCCACACCGCAATCAATCTAGCCGCAAACTCCATAAGGTCTATTTCCTCGGTAGGGTATAGACCTTTTGGGTTATCGTTCTTGCAGTAAAAGTAAACCTGCTTGACCAGTTCTTCAAACTTCTCTGGTTGCACCATTATTTCGCTATCCATGTCCGCCTGTCATAAAGAGTAGTTTTGCGTTGTCCTGCGCGATCACACCTTCGTGATACCCGCGCTCCCAAGCCTCTCGCTGGATGATGGATATCATCTTCCCGAGGGCTGATTCGTAGTTCCTGTAACCCCTGTCAAACTTCTGAGAGAAGAATTGGACATCCCGCCAGTCTAGGATGAGTTCTCCGTCGTCCGTAATGTCTGCCCAACTCTTCATATATCACCTGTATTTGTTCTTGGTCTGCCAGAATTCTAGGAGATTGTTGAACATATTCCATCCCTTTTGAAGCTCTGCCTCAGTCCAGTGCTTGACGGCTACGAGACCGGGGACGTTCCGCGACACAAACACATTGGAACACACCGCCTTGTGGACTCCCAATCCTACCCTGTAAGCCGCCAACTGCATCAGGTGTTCGTCAAAAGCATCTACCTTTTCAGGATCGGTAAATTCCTTGCTTTTAATGTCCACCACCACCGGAATATCCACAGAATACAGGTCAGATTTCCCGCCAAACCCTAGCTCATGGGAAAACGATCTCTCCACCACCCATTTAACGTCCCCAAAATGCGTCAGGAGGGCGCTTTTAACGGCTTTTACGTGTTCCTGATGCCTACCTAGCTCTTTGCCCTCAAAAGAGGCCTGTATCGCCGCGTGGATGTCCGTTCCGGCATCTGCGGCTGACCGCCCCTCCTCCTTGCTGTCGCGGACAATGCGGTCTATATACTCATCCTCAGGCTCGTCAGGTCTGCGGGGGAGGGTAAGAGCAGCCATCAACACCTGACGTTGCAGCCAAGCGGTTAGGGCAGGCTTTGCAGCCACGTTGATGATGGTAGTAACGGAAGGGACGAGACTGAGTTCCCGCGCATCTCGCAGGGTGGTGTTACGTTCTTTCCCGTTCTTACCTGTTATGGTATACGCAGGCACCCCGTCACGGGTATACCAGTGGCCTGATTCTGCGGTGTAGTTTTTGGCAACGAGCGTCATTAAAATTCAACCTTGTTTGCACTCAAAATAGAAAGCATCTTTGGCCCATACTTTGCCCTCATCAATGATTTGGACATTCCCAATCCATCAGAAATGTTGGATACATTAAAAATGAATGGGATATCGTCTTCCATGTCGTCAAAAGATGCGCCCTTAGGCTTCTCAGCAGACTTCTCTGACCGCTGGAACCTTGACTGATACTCGGGGGACTCCATGATCTTGCCCTTGATGTAATTGGAGAAGGTCTGGAAGAATTCCTCATCATGCTCGGTGATGGAGTAGATTTTTGGCTCGTTATGTCCTTCAGGCAGGTTGGCTTTCATGGCCTTGGGGACAGGATTTATAGAAGCGATGTTCGTATACTCTTTGCCGTTATTTCCTTCTGCCTTGATAACGGACAGCATCGCCCACACGCCAAGCAAGTTCTTTAACGCAAACCCGCGCTCTTCATCTTTGGTGAATTCTTTCCCGCGCCATGTCGTCAAGTCTCGACGCAGATTAGCTTTATCCGCAAGGCTCAGGGTGTAGTTTTTGGAAATTGACATCGGCTCTCCCTTTTCGGTGACCAAAGGCTTTCCCGCGTCATCCTCGCCGTGAATCTCAAACTGGATGATTATTTTTTGAAGATGTTTTATCTGCCCCTGAAACTCTGACTTCTGGGTTCCCAAGTCAACGATCCTGTAACACCGCGCCAGATGCATCCCTGCGGGGGCGTTAATGAAAGTGCTACCAGACCCTGATGTCGCTATTAAGCTCATGCTTCACTCCTGAAGTTATGCCGCACTCAAATTTAATGATATCCCAATCGCTTTTCTTCGCTACGCCTGATTCTGCCCGTTGCAGAGCCTCCTCAAGCTGTTCTTGCCTTTCCAACATCAATTGCCCCATGTCATCCATCGCACTCTCCTTCACTGTATTGAAATTTGATTATCGCACATTTAATTTCATGATACAATAAGAGTGTAACTTATTTTTTAACAAGGACGCAAGATGACACTCATAAAATATTTTAAGGGTAAGCCGCGAGGCTCAAAGGTGGGGCTTGCTCGGAAGCTAGGCATCTCCAAAACGTGGATGGCGTTGATCATTAACGGGCAGAAAAGCCCCTCTGCTGCGCTGTCTGCCGAGATTGAACGAGCCACCCGTGGGCTGGTAACCCGTAACGACCTTCGGCCTGACCTGTTTGGACGCCTATGAAACACTACCGATTTGACGTTGAAGCATACCTGAAAAATACCTCCCACCTAGATGATGCGGATGATCTGGCTTACCGCAGGATGCTGGACATCTACTACATGACGGAAAAGCCGCTGACGCTTGACATTGCGGAATTGATAGAAAAGGTCAATCTGGATCAAGACATTGTGGAGGCTGTGTTGGTGCAATTCTTTCACAGAACGCATGACGGTTGGTATAACGGCCTGTGTGAGAAGCGGATAGCCAGCCGCAGGGATCACCGCGAGAAGAACAGCAAAAATGGCAAGCTGGGCGGTCGCGGAAAAAAAGCTGTTGCAACAAAAGCAAATTGAATTTATGATTCTCCTCAACGCCGTGAGAAGCGTAAAAGGTGGTATTTGAAATAGTCTCCATCGGGGACGGTCTCAGATACCGTAATTCACACCCGCAATGGGTGGATACCGCCCGGTAATTCTTACACTGGGATCGTCCACCGATGGAGATTATCCATGTTTTACTACCAGCATCACGTTGGCGATTACCGACGCGATACAGGGCATCTGACCCTTCTTGAGCATGGCATCTACCGCCAGCTTATAGACCTCTACTACGTCACCGAAAAGCCATTAGACAAAGCCATCGCAATGCGTTTTATATGCGTTCGCACTGCGGACGAATGTGATGCGTATGACAGAGTGCTTGCGGACTTCTTCCGAAAGGTTGACGGGAAGTATGTCCACAAGCGTTGCGATTACGAAATCCAGCGGTTCAAAAGCAAGTCCGAGAAGGCAATTAAGAGCGCAAAAGTAAGATGGAATAAAAACAATGACTTACAAGATGCGAACGCATTGCAAACGGATAGCGAAGGCAATGCTAACCTATTAACCTATAAACCTAAGATAAGTACAGCGCCAGAAAATCAGCCGAAGAAAGAAAAACCTAAAAAAGCGCCAGCCGAGGTTTTCCCAATACCCGTACGCTTTGAGGAATTTTGGGTTACGTGGCCTTCCTCCAGCCGCAAGATTGGGAAAATCGCTTGTCGGGACAAATGGGCTTCCAAGAACCTCGACGCCTTGGCTGACAAGATCATTTTTCACGTAAAGGTTTTGAAGGCGTCCAAGCAATGGCTTGAGGGCTTCGATCCTGCGCCCATGACCTACATCAACCAAAGCCGTTGGGAAGACGCCGATTCCTCAATTTCCGCCGATCCGTGGACAAAGGCAGGTAGGAAGCTGCTGTAGTCCTCTCTAGGAAGGCACTAGACGAGATTTGGCGCGTTTTCAGGCGCTAGGTGATAGGTAGGCATCAACAAGGAGGTTTTATGTCGTTAGAGGCTGTTTTAGCGCGTCTGGAGAAGGTGAAGGGGCGGGGGAATAGTTTTTCGGCGTGCTGTCCTGCACATTCCGATAAATCCCCGAGTTTGACGATCCGGCAGGCTGAGGACAGGATTCTCATGCACTGCTTTGCAGGCTGTTCAACGGAAGAAGTTTTGGGGGCGATTGGGATGACGTTCGACGACCTGTTTCCCGAGAAAGAGAAATGGCACCGCCAGAAGCCTGTGCGGACGAAGTTCTTCGCAACCGATTTGCTTCGGGTGATCAACCGCGAGGCATTAATCGTGGTGGTGGCTGCAATCGACATGGCAGGCGGAAAGAAGCTAAACGAGGGTGATCTGGAGAGATTGAAGGTCGCCGCCCAACGAATTGAAGAAGCTGTGAGGTTATCTGGTGAATAGTCTTATCGAAGAGCGTGCGAGTCAGTTGGACGAAATGCGTCGAATTCGGGTGATCACGAACAATGACGTTGATTTCGAGAAGTGGGTCAAGGCATCGGACGCGGGGAAAGACGTTAAAGACGTATCCGTGTATCTGGACGAAATGCGGGAGGAGTTGAAAGCGCCTGTCCGTGAGGTGACCTACACCATGCCGTGGCAGAACACGCAGTCCACCTTTCGCTATCGGATGGGTGAGGTCACGGTCTACGCTGGAACAAACGGGGGTGGGAAGTCGCTCATTACGGGGCAAATTGCTTTAGACCTGATCCGTCAGGGGTGCAAGGTCTGTATTGCCAGCTTTGAGATGAAGCCGAAGCGGACGCTCTACCGAATGCTGCGGCAGTTCTGTGGGGAGAATATCGAACACGCGCAGTTGATGGGGCGCGATCTGACGAAGACGATGGACAGGCTCCAGCGATTTGCAGGCGGTCAGATGTTCCTCTACGACCAGCAGGGGACTGTGAATGCCCGTCAGGTGATTGGGGTGGCGCGTTACTGCGCTGTAGAACTGGGCGTCAATCATTTCTTCGTAGACTCGCTGATGAAGTGCGTGGCGGGGGAAGACGATTACAACGGGCAGAAGAACTTCATCGACGAGCTTACTTCTCTGGCGCGGGATCACAACATTCACATTCATCTCGTTCACCACATCCGCAAGCAGCAGACGGATGAGACGATGCCCAACAAGAACGACCTGAAAGGATCAGGCGCTATTGCGGATCAGGTGGACAATGTTTTCTTGATGTGGCGTAACAAGAAAAAAGAACATGAGATGCAGTTGACCGGCAGTGCTGATCCGGCAAAGCCAGACGCTGTTCTGATGTGCGAGAAGCAGCGAAATGGTGAGGGCGAGAACTGGTTCAATATGTGGTATCACGCGGAGAGTCAGCAGTTTCTTGAGAGCAACAATTCCAAGACGTTTGACTTTGATGGTGGGGGTGAGTTTTGAACGGGGAAGGGGTGGGAGATGACGAGCATCGTCACCGCTGTCTCGTGCGGTGGTTGATCAAGAGGCGGATGGAGAACAGGGACTCTGCCCACCGATGGCTGCATGGCTACACGGAAAACGGCAAGTTCAAACGGGGCTGGAATGACATACATCCAGACTCAATTCTGGAGCGAGACAGTATTGACCAATTCAATCGCGGGAATCGCGGGGAGGGATGGCTATGACGCCCACACAACGGAGCCTCAAGTATTTGCGGGAAGAAGGTTATACGGTAGCCATCGTTGAAAAATGGAATCCGTGGGTAAAGATCAGGCAGGACTTGTTTGGGTTTATAGACCTGCTGGCAATCAGGAAGGACGAGACTTTGGCGGTGCAGGTGACTGCTTCTGGCGTGAGTTCCAGACTCAAGAAGATTTCCGAGTCTGAGCTACTCCCCAAGGTTAGAGAAGCTGGCTGGAAAATTCAGGTGCATGGTTGGCGGAAAAACAGCAAGAATAAATATGTCATGCGGATTGTTGACATCTCCTGATAATGTAATGTAGCATTACACCATTAACAAGGAGACAGTGATGGCAGACCCAAACGAAGCGGTAGATTACATCTTCAAGAATGGCAAGAAGTTTGCGAAGGCGAAGGCTGAACGGATTTACTTGGAAGAGTATCGCAAGTCGCTCAAGGCTATCCTGATGAAGCGCAGTGTTGAGAATGCGATAGGCGCTCAGGAGCGTGATGCTTATGCCCATGAAGAGTATCTGGCGCTATTGCAGGGATTAAAAGCAGCAGTAGAGGTTGAAGAGGAGTTGCGGTGGGCGTTGATAGCTGCTCAGGCGCGTGTGGAAATCTGGCGTTCGCAGGAAGCAACAAACAGGGTTGAGGGTAAGGTGACGATATGAGCGTGAAGAATCCGTTATGCCAGACCTGCCGTCAAGAGGCTGGATATAAAAAAGTGCCTACCGCCAACGGTAAATCTTTTCGCTGGAAGTGTCAGAGTTGTTTGAATCGGCAGACTGTGAGTTTCATGTCCATCAAAGACAGGAGGATTTACAAATGAGCGTTGATCTGGTGATTATCGTGTGTGTGGCAGCTTTCCTTGCAGGATATATGTATGGAGAAAAATAATGAGTACACATAATGAGACAGAGTTGGTAAAGGCGATTGCGTATTTGAAAGAGAGAAAGATTTATATCATTGAGTTTCCGTTTAAACCAACCAACGCGGCACAGACAGACGTTGCTGCTACTGTAAGACGTTACAAACAACAAGTGCAGGGCTTGCCTGCAATCAAACAGGTGCGGAAATGATTAACTGGCGCGATGTTTACGGTAAAGAACAGGGCTGGCAAATTCATACGCCGCACTGCAAACACTGCTACCGCGAGGGCTTTTTTGATGCTGGCGTAAGTGGATTATTGATTATTTTTGCGTTGATTTTACTATATGGAATTGAGGTGATGAAATGAGACACAAACACGCAGACCTGATATGCGCTTGGGCTAACGGGGCGCAGATACAAACATACATAACTTTTACGGAAGAATGGATTGATACTCTTGCCCCCGTGTGGGTGGAAGGCTCACGATATCGCGTCAAGCCCGAGCCAGCGCCGGATGTTGTGGAGCATTACTACGCCACTATTTACGCAGTATCTCCTGCTGTGCATTTTAATGGCACACCAAATCTGAAGCTCACGTTTGACGTTGAGACATGCGATTTGAAATCAGCGGAGGTGTTGAAATGAGCAAAGAACGCGCAGCAAAAGTGATGCAAGAAATATTCAGCAAAGGGACGTATGAGGGCGATCTGTTGGGTATACATGAAGGGAGAAAAATGAGCTACACACCAAGAACTGATGTCGCCCAGCACAACATGGGCAGTGTGGTTGAACCGCACTACGTTGTTGATGTTGAGGTAGCGCAAGGACTTGAGCGCGAACTTGCCAAGGCAAGGGATCAGCGTGATAAGGCGGTGGCGGTGGTAAAGACAATACGAAAGTGCTTGGTGGCAGGTGCCGTAACGCCTTCAGAAAAAGCGATGGCGGCTATGATTGCTATACAGATCGACAATTTGATGCAGGAGTGCGGGAAATGAGCGACACACCAAGAACGGATGCCGAATGGACTGATGATTACTACTGTAGCGGGTATGTCCCGACCGAATTTGCCCGACAGCTTGAGCGCGAACTTGCCGAGGCACAGGCCGAGATTGCGCGGCTGAAGGGCGAGGCTGAATCGTTGGAAAAAGTGTTCGACCGGACTTGTGAGCATTTAGCGGAAGCAAAAGAGGAACTGAACGACAGGAGAAAATTTGCGTATGCAGTTGAGCAAGCCCTTGACGGAGTGAAGGGTGACTACGTTGAAATAATTGTGGCGCTGCGTAAGGACGCTGAGAGGTATCGGTGGATGAGAGAACGGCATGAAAACACCATCATGGATATTTACAACAGCATATCTCCTGCGATGATAAAGCCAGAACTACTTGACGCCGCCGTTGACGCGGAAATGAAGGAGGGCGGGAAATGAGCGATACGCCAAGAACGGATGCGTTGATGAGCGATATGAACGAGGGTTGGCCTGATCGGTGGGCAAAATCACATGCACAGCTTGAACGCGAAGTGGTCAAGCTGAAAGGCGAAGCTGAAAGCTGGGAGAAAGTTTTTGATCGGACTTGTGAGCATTTAGCTGATGCAAAAACCGAACTTGCCGAAGCAAATGCAAGGCTTGATTGGCTTGATACTGTTGAGTGTAGGATTTATCGCAGGGGTTACGGAGAATATTGGCATTACTACGGAGCAGGGTTCCCAAAAATACGAGAAATAATTGATGCGGCAATGAAGGAGGGGAAATGACACGCGAAGAAATGATTGCGGCGCGGGAAGCTTTTAAAAAACGTGGATTTTGGCCCAATGAAATCATGTGGGGCTGCTGGAAAGATGCGTGGGATGCTGGAGTAGAAGCCGAGCGTGAGCGGTGCGCGAAGATCGTTGAGCAATACACCGGCGCATGGGATGACGAGGGGTTCTCGCTGGCAGCCGCAATCAGAAAGGGTGAATGATGAAACCAGAAGCACAACGTATCGCCATCGCGGAAGCGTGTGGCACCATAAAATGGAGTTATGCCTTACCACAAAAGTGTGTTGCGGCAAGCGTTCCCAACTACCTCAACGACCTCAACGCCATGCACGAAGCGGAGAAGGTTTTAAACCAAAAGCAAAAAGAACATTATTTTTTTATTATTTTTAATTTTTATGGAAATTGGCCTGAAGCAATTCAAGCCACAGCCGCTCAACGAGCAAGGGCGTTTTTACGTGTTATTGAAAAATGGAAATGGGAAGGAGAATGATGACTGACCGTGAAATGCTTGAACTTGCTGCAAAGGCGGCGGGTTACTCTTGCAGAATACGCACTACAAAAATTGGTATTGAAAAATTTTATGTCAATGGGCATGTTTGGAACCCTCTCATCGACGATGGAGATGCGCTGCGGCTGGCGGTGAAACTTGGTTTGATGCTGGACGAGATAACGCAAGGCTATATGGCAGGGCATTGGGTTGCTACACACACCAACATTGAATCGTGCTATGAGTTAGCGATACCTGACCCCTACGCCGCTACCCGTCGCGCTATTGTTCGCGCAGCAGCAGAGATTGGAAAAGGTATTGTGCAGACTGTTAGCAACGACTTGCCAGAAGATAATTACTACAAGACACAAGCAGAGGCAGTTGAGGTTGCCGCCGCAGCAATCAGAAAGGGTGAATGATGACTGACAAACTGAGAGCCGCCGCATTGATGGCAGTTGACGCACTGGATTCTGACGATCCAACGATACAGTTGAGAGCCGCACTAAATCTACGTGCCGCGCTTGCGGAACAGGAACCGATTGCGTGTGTCGGAACTAACGGGGAGTTAATGTGGCTAAAAAAACCGGAGGTGATTTATAGCAAACCACAACCGCTGTATGCCGCCCCGCCACAGCGCCCGTGGGTTGGGCTGACAGATGATGAAATAGACGAAATTTATAAGGCGCATCACACCCAATATGGTGAATGTAAGTCTGTAAATTTTGGTTATGAACGGGCTATTGAAGCCAAGCTGCGGGAGAAGAACACATGACCAAAAAACACAGGCAGGAAGCACTAGCGCAGGAAGCGCGGGAGAAGGTCAGGAAGCCGCTGACGGATGAACAAATCTATGAATGCTACAGGGCTGAGTTCGACATAATGCTGGCGGATTCAAGGGCGCTAAATACTATAAAACGGTTTGCAAGAGCAATCGAACGCGCACACGGGATAGGGGTGGAAGATGCCAATTAAACGGCACCCGACAGACCCCGACAAGGTGGTATTTGTACGCCATAAATTAATACCAAGCTACGACGAGCAAGCAGCAAGAATCAAGGTGCTTGAGAAGGCTTTGGTCAAAGCGGACGAGGACTACGAGAAATTGAAGGAAAAGAAATGAATGATCCAACACTACGAGATTTATTTGCAGGGCTTGCGATGGCAGGCTACATCATGACGGGGAAAGCGAATAACACAACCGTCATGGCACGCAGGGCATTTCACATAGCAGATCAGATGATAGAGGCGAGAGATGAACAAGCAGGAACGCAGGGAGATGATGCCGCAAACGGCTGAGTGGGTAGACGAGATCACAAAAGTATTTGGCCCCCCTGCCGCTATCAAGGCGGAGGAAAACGGACACAAGATCGACTGGAAGAGCAATGACGAAAGACGAGCGAAAGTATCTGGGAAGGGTGGCTGAATTGGGGTGTAGCGTTTGCCGCAGGATGGGATACGAGGGAACACCGGCTGAGATACATCACAGGAAGGGCGGGATGGGCATTGGGCAGCGTTCTAAACACGATCAGGCCATCCCACTATGCCCAGAACACCACAGGGGCGCTACGGGCGTACACGGCCTCGGGGTGCGGGGGTTCAGAAAACACTGGGGTTACGGGGAAGAGGAGTTGCTGGAGGACGTAAAGCGGCTTTTGGGGGGCTAAAAAATATTTGCAGAAAGGTGTTGACAGGTCTATTTGTTTCACTTAAAGTTACATCACTGACTGCAATCAAGCAGACAGAACCAGTGAAGGAAATAAAATGAACAACGACCTCCAGACGAACAGCATTGACACCCTTGGCTCACTCTTGGCTCAGATCGCTGATCTGACCAAACAAGCGGACGCGATCAAAGACGGCATCAAGGATGTGGCTTCACTCGGCGGTGCCAAGGTTGTCGAGGGCGCGATGTTCAAGGCTACTTATATCGAGTCCAACCGCTCGGTAGTGGATTACAAGACCTTGCTCAAGGACTGCGGAATTGGCGCAGACAAGATTGCCGAATACACCAAGACCACCGCAGTCTTCAGCGTCAAAGTGACCAGCCGCTAAACAGAATGGGGGCTTCTGCCCCCTTAGGAGATGAAAATGGACGACGAACTTGAAACAATCATTAAAACCGAAGATGGCGTAAAGATATCTGTTTCGGAGTGGGACGAAGGTGGTGCGTGGATAAATATTATTGTGCGTCACGGCAGCATGTATACCGGCCTGACACGCGCAGAAGCGGAGCAACTGGTGGCAGGCTTGCAGGCAATCTTGGCGAAGGGGGCAGCATGAGCGCGGGATGGTATGAGGATGGGCGCTACATGACACAGGGAATGCAGGTCAGTGCTGCGTTAGGGCAGGCTCTGGCGCGAGATACAGACCCCGACACTAGTCACGCCGCAGCTGTAGACGCGCAGGGGCTGTGTGAGATCATCTACAAGGTGATCGCAGGCTACAAGGACGGCTGCATCTCTGACGATGTTGAGGCGGCTCTCCCGCACATCCTGAGCCACAGCCTGACGCCGCGTTATCGTCAGATGATAGACGCGGGGATGATCGAAGTCACGGGCGAGAAAAGGAAGGGCGACTCAGGCCACCACCAGCAGGTAAGGCGAGTGCTGCCACCCCCCTTCCAGCCGCCAGCAAAGCGGTTGCTGGCTACCCGCAAGGAATTGGTAAACGCGCTGGAACAGATGGTCAACACTTTTGCGATGTATCGCATCATGAGCGCGCAGGAAATGGAGACTATCGACGCAGCTAACAAAATACTGAGGCGGACATGAACGAATACGACAAGGGCTTTAAAGAAGCTGAGGAATGGGTTGTGTCAATGATCAACGAGTATTGCGGACTCAAGGTCAAGACCGTAGCTGACCTGATCGTTTATGTAAATCATCTGCGCGAGAAAGAACTGGAGAAAAAGAATGCATCATAGAGCGCGGACGCCGTTCAAGATTGTGCAGGAAGCCAGACACCAGCGTGAGCGATTCGGCAAGGCATACTCAGTCATTGCCGAGCACTACGATGTGAGCATGTGGACGGTAAGGGATTGGTGTGAGTATCGGACGCGGGTGAGCAGATGATTGAGTTTGGGGATTGCCGCGAGACTATGCGGAAGTGGGCAACGCAAGGCATCAAGGCGCAGACCTGCGTGACCTCCCCGCCTTACTATGGACTGCGTGACTATGGGCATGATGGGCAGATTGGACTAGAGGAAACGCCAGAGGAATACATTGCCGCAATGGTCGAAGTGTTCCGATGTGTGTGGGATGTGCTGGAGGACGATGGGACGCTGTGGCTGAACATTGGGGACAGTTATGCGGGAAGTGGTAAGGGCCGCAATGCTGACGGTTTGCATCAAGAGGGTGGTAAGCAAGGCACGAACAAGGGAACCATCGTAGGCAATCTCGTTGCAACTGATGCACCGAATTGCAAACCCAAAGACCTTATCGGCATACCGTGGATGCTGGCCTTTGCTCTCCGAGCCGATGGCTGGTACTTACGCCAAGACATCATCTGGCACAAGCCAAACCCAATGCCTGAGAGTGTGCAGGACAGATGCACGAAAGCGCATGAATACATTTTTCTGTTGAGCAAGTCGCAGAAGTATTACTACGATAGTGACGCTATTGCAGAACCATTAAAAGAATCCTCCATTATTAGAAATCAAACAGGATGGCATGGAAACGAGGATAGAGGATATGTAAACGGACCGCAAAATCACATGAGCAAATATTTAGGATCTGATGCGGCAAAAGAAGCTACAACACGCAACAAGCGCAGCGTATGGACAATTACAACCAAGCCCTACGCTGGCGCACACTTTGCCACCTTTCCGCCCGACCTGATCGAGCCTTGCATCCTAGCCGGTGCGCCTGCTGGCGGCGTGGTGCTTGATCCTTTCATGGGCAGCGGCACAACGGCAGCGGTGGCTGTTTTAAATGGTAGAAATTATTTGGGGTGCGAGTTGAATCCTGCGTATGAGGAGTTGCAGCAGGAAAGGATTAAAGATGCAACCCTATCAATTTCACAGATGAGTCTGCTGTAATCGTCAGAGGGTAAATCAGCCTCCGAAAAAGAAAGGGAAGGAAAAGGCAAATCCCCCCCTCCCCCCTTATAGAAAAGAAGGAGTGCCGTCGATTCGGCAAAGTCAATAAGGAAGGGAAAGAAAAAGACTGAATGTCCGAGAGAGGCACTTAGTCTTTTTCTCTACCTCCCTCAAAAGGAAAACCCCTACGGCTTGGGTTTCGAGTCGCGGCGGTGTAGGCAAGGACGGAAAAGGAAATCCTTACTTCCACAACCGAAACCCAATGCGTAGGGGTTCGACCTTTTCCATTACTTGCTCGCCACCACAACGAGCCGCCCTTTTGAGGCGGCTGCATTCTAGGCGTGTCATACCGTGTTTGCAAGTATCTGGGTGTATATACACATCATTGGACTGTATATCGGTAGACAGGGGACGGTATTTTAGGTAGCAAAATGACCCCTAAAATAGTTGTTGACAGACCCAATCGTTTAACTTAACCTTGCCCCACTGTCATCCGACAGGATAGTGAAGGGGAAGCGAAATGGAACTGTTCAACCGCGATGGAAAAGAGTTTACCGGCACACCCGAAATCAACGAGAAGGGCAAGCCCTACACGCAGGTAGCCATCACCTGCGACCGTTGTCACGTTATCGGCGGACGCCGCCTGTGGATCATGGGGATCGAGAACAACCGCCCCTACAGCAAGACTGGCTTTGACTGCTGGACATGCGGCAACACAGGTGTTCGCAAGATGGTGGACGACCGCCTCTACACCGCCGAAGAACTGGCGAAGATCAATGCTGCTGCTCAGAAGCGTGCAACTAAGCGTTTCGAGGCAGAGCAGGCAGCAGCCGCCGCCAAAGCCGCTGAGCGTGTTATTGCCGAAGCTGACTATCGCGCCGCCAACGCAGACTTTCTGGCAAAAATCGCTACCTTGTGCGTTGGTGACGGTCAGGCATTCTGGGACAGGCTGGCTGCTGACCTCCTAAACTGGCTCAGAGCGCCTACAGAGCGTCAGGCTGCTATGGTTGAGGCAGAGGTAGCCAAACGCGCTCAAAACGCCGCCAGCGCCTTCGTAGGGGCTGTGGGCGACAAGATTGTCTTGACGATCACGATTGAGCGCCTGATCCCGCTAGAGAGCCAGTTCGGGACGACCTACATCAATCTGTGCCGCGACCAGCAGGGCAACGTAATTGTCTACAAGGGAAACTCAAACATTGGTGAGGTTGGCGAGACCGTGAATGTCAGAGCTACCGTCAAAGAACACGTTCTCTACAGCGGCGCGAACCAGACGGTGATTCAGCGTCCGAAGCTGGTATAAAAATAATTGCAAAAGGGGCTTGACCGCCCCCTTTGTTTAATTTAATATCGCATCACGGTCGAGTGACCGGACAGTGAAGGAAAGCAAAATGAAAACAGAAACGCTTAAATCGACAGACGGAATTAACGCTATAGTGTCAAAGGCAAAAAGTTTAGTTACTGGGCCAATATTTGATGAGTCCGAGATATACATTGAAGACCGCCCCATGCTTTCCGTGGCGGCATTTCGGCGCGGCGGGAAAGCAATTATTAGGTATCGCAAAGGCGCAAACACTGTTAGCAAATCAGCGTTTTTATTTGCGCTATCGCCGTCACCGATTACAGACTTGTGCAACTAGCGCGAGATTGTTGACTCAACCGAAAGGAAATCAAAATGAACTACGCAAATCACATTGGCTACACAGACGTTACCCCTTATGAAGTGATCCGCGCCGTCAGCGACAAAACGCTTGAAGTGCGCGAGATGAAAGCCGTCCGTGACGAGAGCATCAAGCTGGAGTGGGTGGCTGGCGGCTTCGCTGGTCACTGCGTCAATCAGATTGATCAGGAGTGGACGATCACACCGGATGCCTCGCGCCCGATCATTCGCATTCGTTTGGGTAAGCGCGGCTGGCAGGACAAGAATGGTGCGAGGTTCAAACTGAACGACAAGCCCCTCAAATTCTACGACTATAATTTTTAATTGCAGGGGGGGGGTTGACACCCCTCTTTGTTTAACCTAATATCACCCTACTACCACTTGGTAGAACAGTGAAGGAAAAGCAAAATGAAAACGCCAGCAAATGTTACCCGCGCCATCAAAAACTACAGCGAACAAACTTGCCGCGAAGCATATGACCTCAACCGTCGTTGGGGTGAGGGTGCCAATTCAATATCGCACCAACTGTCTGGCCTGAATACAACGCGCCAAGCGGACGCGGCAATCAATGCTGGTTGCTGGCTTGTTGACCAAGCCGAGTATGTTCGCTTCTACAGTTAAATAACTAGCGCCCCCTCGGGGGGCGCATCTTAAAGGGAATGAATATGAAAACGATGGCAGAACTTGAAATGGAAAGTCCCGCAGAATTCCGCAACCCAGTTCGCACGCCTGAGCAAGAGGCGATGCTGGAAAAGATGCACGCAGAGCGCAAGGCGCATGAAGAGCAATACATGGCGATTGACGAGATCATTACCTCGTTTCTCAACCCTCCTATCCCTGTCCGCAGCATGGACTGGCAGGCAACGCGCAAGGGCTACGATGAGGGCGACCTGATCGGACGCGGCGCTACAGAGCAGGATGCGATTAACGATTTGCTTGAACAGGAGGGGCAATAATGGCTACCGCACAGGACGTTGAGGATCGCGCAAAGGAAATCGCTATCGAAGTCCTTTACGACGGGGACACGGACGAGTTTGAGCAATACATGAACGGGATGGAGAGCGAAGATATCAACAAGCCGCTGATGGCTGCTCTGAAGGCGTTGTCTAACAAGGGGCAGTGGAACAACAGCGGCTGGATGTATGAAGCCCTGCGTCATCTGGAAGAAGTCCGCAAGATTGTAGAGCGCGAACAGACTCGGGACGTAGAGCGTTTTGAGGATCAGGCGCGTGAAGAACTCGGAGACGCATGATGCTGACAGACGAGGACTACGATGACGACACGCACCTGTGTCACACAAGGCTCAACGGCATGAGGCGCGAGATTGAAGTCGGCAGTAAAAGCGGCGTCGAATACATTGCTCAAGTGGCGGAACACATCAAGAAAAGCTACTACTTGCTCAAGGCTTTTGAAAACGAGCAGGAAGCAGCCCATTTTTACCACGAAATGGAATTCAATCCACGGGGCAGGAAGCGGCTCATCAAAGTAGATAACCGTGTGGTGACTGTGCTGTTTGAAAAGATGGGGCATAAGTTAACTAAAAATGATTTGACCCCGTTCAAAAAGATCAATAAAATCAGCACAAGGGCGTTAGCTGTGTGATTCAGCGGCGTCCTCCCCGCTGGGGATTCTCGACGGGGAAATCTGTTCTAGCCGCGATATCCCCGCGTCGAAAACGCCGGACACAGTAACCGGCACCCCTACTACTTTGGGAAAAGGAACGGATATGTTCAAAACGCCTCAGGAACGCGCCATAGCCGCCAAAGCCCCGCAGAAAGGGGTGAGTGCCAAGAAGCCGCGTAAAGCCCCGCAAAAGACCGCTATGCAAGGCGTGGACATAGACGCAATCCATCAGGTCAAGCGCAAGGTAGGCAGACCCTCAAAATACAACGAACAGATCGCCGACGAAATCTGCGCTGGACTGGCAATGGGAAAGCCCCTGCCAAAAATAGTCGAGGCAAAACATATGCCTAGTGCTGTTTCGGTATATGCATGGCTCCGTATATACCCAGAATTTCTTAAGCGCTACGAAACGGCAAGACAGGACGGGGCGCACACATACGCCTACCAGATCGCAGAAATCATCGACGAGGAGCCGTCTTACGTGATGGACGAGAAGGGTAACGAGCGTATCGACCCTGCCAGTATCGCGCACAAGCGCCTGCGGATGGATGGCAGGAAGTGGCTGGCTGCGAAGTATCTGCCGAAAGCGTATGGCGAGCGGCTGCAACACGAGGGCGTGGAGGATGGTGCGCCGATCAAGGTAGACCACGGCATCTTTGACGCTCTGATCCAGAATATCGAACTCACCCGCCAATCTGACTGATGGAAGAGGTTGCCGACATACTCAAGTCCGAGGATGTCAGGCGGCAGTATGCTTCCCTTCCTGCCGATTATAGGGCAGGCTTTGAGTGGCGTGCCAAGTGGATGATGACTGCTCACAAGCACCAGATTGTGCCTGCTGGCGATTGGTGGGCGATCTGGCTCCTCCAAGCCGGGAGGGGTGCCGGTAAGACGCGGACAGCGGCAGAGCAGATAGGCTGGTGGGCGTGGCAGATGCCGAAGACGCGCTGGCTGGTAGCTGCCCCGACAAGCTCAGACGTTCGCGGAACCTGCTTTGAAGGTGACAGCGGTCTGGTCAACGTCGTCCCGCCGCTGCTGGTCAGGGACTACAACAAGTCTCTCCACGAAATGACCCTGATCAACGGAAGCCTGATCAAAGGTATTCCGGCGAGTGAGCCTGAACGGTTTCGGGGGGCGCAGTGGCATGGCGCTTGGTGTGACGAGCTTGCCGCGTGGGACTATTTGCAAGACGCATGGGATCAGATCATGTTGAGCGTCCGTCTCGGGAAGCAGACGCGGGTGATCTGCACCACAACGCCAAAGCCGCGAGACCTGATCGTCGAGTTGAACGGCAGGGAGGGTGACGATGTGGTGATCACCCGCGCCAGCACGCACGCGAACCTAGAGAACCTGTCGCCCACCTTCAAGAAGCAGATCATGCAGTTTGAGGGGACGAGTCTCGGCAGGCAGGAGATATATGCAGAACTGATCGACCCCGAAGAATCGGGCATCGTGAAGCGCGACTGGTTCAAGCTGTGGCCCCCTGAGAAGCCGCTGCCCAAGTTTGAATACATCCTCCAGAGCTACGACTGTGCGACCTCGGAGAAGACCGCTAATGACCCCACGGCGTGTATTACATGGGGCATTTTCAAGCCGCTGGATAGCCCGATGTCGGTCATGATGATCGACTGTTGGCAGGACAGGCTGCAATACCCTGACCTCAGGCCAAAGGTGATCGACGAATACAAGAACGTATATGGTACGGAGGAGGGCAAGAGTATTGGCGGGAAGAAGGTTGACCTGATCCTGATCGAAGACAAGAGCGCCGGTATCAGCCTGATCCAAGACCTGCAACGCGCCTACCTGCCGGTGCAGGCTTATAACCCGGGCCGCGCCGACAAGAACCAGCGCCTGTCCATCGTGGCCCCGATCATCAAGTCAGGGCGGGTCTGGATACCGGAGAGCAGCAGCCGCAAGGGATACGTCAGGGACTGGGCGGAGGGCTGCATCAGCCAGATATGCGCCTTCCCCGACACAACGCACGACGACTTCTGTGACGCAGCGAGTCAGGGCTTGCGCTATCTGCGAGACGGGGGATGGTTAGACATCGACCCTGAGCCGCGCTATGATGACGACGATTACCTAGACGAGACGCGCCAGTCGCGGGGGAACCCTTATGCCCAGTAAACTTGAGATATTGCGACGGTTAGCTCTCAGTCAGAAGGGCGCGTATGGCGCTCAACGTGTCGAGCGTGCTGCTGATGAGATCAAGAACCTGACGAAGCTGTATAGCCCACGTGCGCTGGAATCCGCATTCCTTGGTGACAATGCCAAGGCGCTGATGACGATGAACCCCAAAGACTTTGAGCGGTATGCAATTCCACTTGAAAATACTGGTAATGATATAGATTACGACAACATAAAAAAACTGCGTAACATACGCGGCGGGTTTTCTGATGTTCCTTTTCTTGAAATCAACAAGGAGAGGCAAGGATTGCCTACTATTCCGTTCATCTCAGGGCATGAGGGGCGTCACCGCAATCGCGCTATGGCTGCGTCAGGTGAGCAGGCGGGACTTGTCAGGTTGGAACCAAGGGCTGAGTTGAGGGAGCCATTCCCGCGCAGGACGCAGGAGGAGTATATAGAGGCGCTGCGTCAGGAGTTGGGGATGACCGGAAACAAGGTAATTCCTGAGGCTGACTATGAGCGCAAGAAGCGGGAGGAGTATATGGAATCTTTACGTCAGAGGTCTGGTATGACTGGCGACAAAGTAATTCCTCAGGGGAACTATGAGGGCATAGACTTGCCTCCCATATATAAGAAAGGCGGCGCAGTCTCGCAGGACGCCATGCGATTGGCGGTCATGAACAAGAAGGTGCAGAAGAAGGCGGGTGGTGGTGCGTTGAAGACCGCCAAGGAACTGTGGGACATTGCCAAGGGAACGCGGTCAAAGGCGGCGCAGATAGAGGCTGGTCTGTATCACCCTATTGGTGGCGGAGTGAAGCTGAGTAAGCCTGTCCCGTTTATGGACTTTAAGACCGTCGAAGACCCATCAGTTAAGATGGCGCAGCGGCGCATCATTTCGCCTGAAGCATTGCAGGGCGGTATTGCCATGCCGCTTGTTGGTGATCGTGCGGCGGCTGGCAGGATTCTGACTGACGTTGGCGGTAAAAGGTTAACCTCTCCGGTAACCTTGGAGGGTGGGCCGGAATACATGCTGACGCACGCATCAGACGATCCTAACGTCAGTGCTGCTTGGGCGTCTGGCAAGGATGTTGTGAGTGGACTGAGCAAGCAGGCGAGTTCTTTGGGTGAGTCTGGTCGCCCTGTATATGGCGTTAATGTTATTGGCTCTCCGACCAATGTTGACTTCAACACGATGGTTACGGACGCGGTATTGGGGCAATTTGACCCGTCCTCGTTGACCAAGAAGGCAAAAAAAGAGTTTACGAAAGAGTTAAGGAATTACGTCCCTGACCCCAAGAAGCCGCACATTATCCCCGGCAAGAACTTCGTCGGCCTCGATGACGTAGAGACGATGCGGCAGCAATTGCTTGACCCAAGTAATGGCGAGTTACGCAAAGCGTTCATTAACCGCATGGGGACGGCAAAATACAGGGATATGGGATTCCCTGATGTTGCGGAGGCAAGGCTTGCTACCACAGAGCCTAGCATTGTTGAGCAGCCGTTGGGCATGGCTGGATTTACGATTGCCAAGCTAGACCCGGCGGGAAAGATTATTGAAACCCCAGTTCGTGAGCATGGGACGTATCCTGTTGCGTTAGGTGGCAAATACGAAGGCTCGCTTGAGAGTCTTGTTCCTTATAAAGAGTTCTTCCCCTCTTTTGACATGTATCGCAGGAGTTTCGGCGCTAATCCTTCTTCGGATTACAGGGCATTTTCCCTGTCGCCTATATCACAAGAGTTGGATCAGCAGTGGCTTGACACTGTAATGAAGTCCATGGGAAAAGACCTGCCCTCTGTTGGCGAATACAAAGACGGCGGTTCTGTGAAAGGCGGCAAGCTGGTCGATGAGTTAATCAACGAGGCGAAGAAGAAGCAGCAAGCGCCTGTCAATCCTTTTAGGATGCCAACAGAGAAGCAGTCGCAGTATGAGAAGGACATCCGCCAGAACATGGCAAACCAGCAGGAAGCGCGGG